GTAGCAACTTTCTCACCGTTCTCTTCTACGATCCAAAATTTATTTGCGATTATGGGCTTTGCGTGTATGTCTGTCATTTCTATCTCCCGTGGTGTGATCATAATGTCACAATCTCTGAGTTCGTGTATCTGGCGTTGAGTGGTTCTGCATAGCTCTGTGCCTGATCAGCAATCTTTTTCAAATCCCATAGATTACAGAACTTGATTAATCTTATACCAACTTGACTCACATTCTTTTGTTCAGAAGTAGCAGTGGTAATAGTGTTTACAATTATCTCTTTGATGTCATCGGGCTGATGACTTAGATCAATCAGTCGACGATTGCGTTCATAATCCTCTAGCACACGATGTTCTTCACCATTGTGGTCAGACCATCTCTGTAACATGAGATTGTTCCACGCATATCCTTTGCTGTTACGATCTTCGAACGCTTCAGTAAGACCCACTTTTTTGCTTGTACCTTTAGTACGTACACCCGGATACGCTGAGAAGACATTATCACTGGTATCACCACGCATGCATTTTTCGAACAACAGCCATTCTGGATTAGGGGCTGGCTTGGGCTCTTGTGTTTTCTTGTCAATGATGGGCTTGCCTTTGTCATCAAAAATTCCTTCATGCGTGATAACATGTTCCATGACACCGTTGTACTGCGTGACATTGGGTGCGATCAATTGAACAAAATCTGTGTCTGTGCTGATGATCACATGTTTGTCATTTGGATGTGTTTGTATCCAACCAGCAATTAAATCATCTGCTTCTAACTGCGGATTTTGTAGCACAGTGCAGTTGGTCTTTTCTGCGATAAAGTCTTTGAATGTGTCAAATGCTTCCCAGAAGATTTTTTCTTCATCTTGTTCTTTTTCTGTATGTGCGGCACGAGCATCTGAACGATTACGTTTGTAAGGAGCATAGTAGTCTTTGCGCCACGATCTACCTTCTAAACAGAAAATAACATGGCTACCATCGAACTGCTGCCATGCTTTGCGAATACTGTTTAATGTGATGTGGAATGCCATGCCTAGTTTGATATCAGCGTCACCGTTGATAACGTGACGAGCACGAAAGAATGTGTTTGCTGTATCAACTAAGATATAATTCATAGATTGTCTTTCTTCACTGTTTTAATATCAATTAAGCCTGTGTTTACAGGACCGCCAAAATCACCATCAACTACTACATTGGCACACAGTTCACGGAACCAACGATCTATAATTTCTTCGTCCTTGTCTCCGTCTTCACCGTATCCCTCTTGCTTTAATTTTAACACAAAAAGGTCGTTCCAGTCAAGCTCAAAAAAGCCATTACGCACATTATCTTTGTTGACATGCGTTTCGAGTACACCTACCCAGGGTTCTTTTTTACGTGTTGCACGTTCTTTTGGTGATAGTTTGGCCTGTGCCTCTGCTTCTGTGGCACGTTCAGCAGCTTCTGTAGCTACTTTGGCTACTTCAGCAGCTTGGACTGCGATGACTGCAGATCGTTCTGCTTCTGCTCTGATCTTGTCAATGCCAAATAACTTTTCAATCCATTTATTCATTATGTTCCCCATTCATTTTTAAACAGCGGTACTTGTAGTCTGTCACTGTAGCGTAGTCCCATCTTCATTGCAAACTCTGCCACCCGGCGATTATTTAGTGTGTATACACTTTCAACTCCGCCCACAGGCATGAGATAACAATGTCCAGTGAATCCTTCTGCTCGATATATATCCAAAGTTTCTAGTGCTTCTTCAGCATCTTCTTCTGTGGCTATTACAAATTTAAGATAGGTAGTGCCGACTTCTTGATACTCACAAACAACCTCTGGCTTTATTGCTTCGTGTCTAGCTTCACCTGAACAACTGAGTTTAGCACTAACACTGAACGTAATTTCTCTCTCATCACTGCCAAATGCCCAGTCTGTCAAATATTCTTTAAATTTAGAATCAAGTTTTTGAGTGCCGTTGGTTTCAAAAGTAATTTCTTTAAGACCTGTCATACTCAGATGATTCAACAGATCCGGATAAGCACGTTGCCAACCCAGCAAAGGCTCGCCACCTGTGATAACTAAGTGTTCATCTTCCCAACGTTTGTAAGGTAAGATTTCCATGATACGTTCTGCTATTGCGTCTGTAGTAAGCATGGGGCTAAGATCTTTAAACTCTGGCATCCATGATGCATAACTGTCACAGCCTGTACTTACCAGAGGAAGTTCACCGTATGTTTGAAATGGTTTAATCATTGCGTGTGTGGCTGCTATGTCAGTGGCTTCATAACTTAGTTCACCACGTGACATACCAAATCCTGCACATTTAAAGTTACAACCGAATGTACGTAAAAACACAGAAGGAACACCCATATAGCGTCCTTCACCTTGTATGCTGTAGAACAGCTCTGCGATTTTAATTTTGCTCATTGTTTATTATACCTTTATGTATGAAATTTGTCAAGTCCTCTTTGACAAGGCTCCAAGTGCCGTCGTAATTATCAATCCAATTTAAACAATCGCCCTCTTTCCAGCCTGCAGCATCGAGTAGATCCTGCGGCAACGACAGTATGCCACCTTCTTCAACAGTTAGAGTCCACGAATTCATGTTATATATCCTGTGGTGTCAGAATTTCTTTTGCGTTCTTCATCTAGTTTTTCTTTGATCATTTTCCTGCATTCTACTCTGACCTGAGGAGGGATATCTGGATGAAAGTCTAGGTCTCGGCAATTATAGTATCTACCAGACGGAAATTCCCAATTGCCGATAACAATCAAAAATACAGCGATAAACGCTGCGATGACTATCAAGATATTTTTCATATGTAGTCGCTGACCAACAGTTGACACACAAGTCCTTCGCGCTCATCCTTAAATACAAAGTTCATGTAGCTGTCTGTTAACTCTGTGGTGTATTTGTCCCCAGGTAACCCAAATCGTTCTACGATGGATATGGTGATTTCATCCCAAACGAGAATACTACCCGCTTTGGGACTCCACGGCACATGCACAGTTACCATTTTTTGTAGTTGCCTTGTTCTGGTATCACATGGCGAACGCCACCTGTGGGGTCTTCCATATCACCTTTTCGTCTGGGAATCAAATGAACATGTGGATAAGGCACAGTCTGTCCAGCAGCCTCTCCCCAATTCATTCCAATGTTGAATCCATCCCATTCGCCACTGTTGACTTTTTCTTGGCCAAGTCTGAGTGCATCAGCAAAACAATCTTCGATAACTCCCACAGCTGAATATTTAGGCACAAACAACAAGTGTCCTTCTGTTACAGGATACTTGTCTTTAAAAATAGCAACATGAAAGTCGTCTTGCACAACAACATCCCATGGAGCATCACCTGCGTCACGGGCATCGTCTAATGAATAATGTAGGTTCATCGTTTGTATTCCTGTTTTTCTCTGGGAAGATCATCTTCTCGAATAACAAACTCACGACCGCCTAGACTACCTACAAATGCTCGTGTACGTTCTGCATAGGCCAGTCGCAATTTAATTGTTTGAAATGCAACTTCTAAAAATGCCTTGGGCTTGTAACCTAGTACATGCATGTCAAAATCTTTGCCTGCATCTGTACAATGTACTTTGATTTTAGAATCAATCATTTAGTCCACCAATCTTCCCAAGGAAAATCAATCCATACATCTTTTTCTGCCTTGTTGACTTCCAAGCCAGCGAAATCCATCTTAACATTACACTTGCTGGCGAGATTGTCTACCAATACAGCAAATTTAACGTTGTTGTTCCATACTTCTTCCCAGGCCGGGTCATCTGGAAAGCAACCACTCGGCCAATCCTGCATGATCCAATTGAGTGTGGTTCCTTGATCGTTGATATCATCTACAATCAGAATGTTTTTAAAAGTAGTATCGGTGTCAACTGCACGATCCTTGGACAGCGGACCTAGTGCATCTTCAGCCATCCATAGATTGCTTTCGGGACCAATCTCGCTATCTCGTAGACTTATGTTGAGAGTGTGCAATGGAATATTAAAATATTGACTGATCATAACAGCAGGAATCAATCCTCCCCGAGTGATACCTACAATATAATCGGGTCTCCATGTTCCTGTAGCA